GTCCAACTCGCCGGGCAATGTCAAATCCACGTCTTCTGTGGGCTTGTCAGTGGTAGAGGAACCGGACGATACCAGCGACGACGTGAAGGGGCAGGGCGATGCCATCGCGCTGCTGGAAGAGCGCGGCAAGCGCTATCCCGGTTCCAAAATGCTGGTAGGCGGGACACCGGCGATCAAGGGCGCGAGCAAGACCGAGGCACGCTTGGCCCAGACCGATTGCCGGGTGTTGCCGGTCATCTGCCATTCGTGCGGTCAGGCGCACGTCCTGGACTTCGCACACATCAAGTGGCTCGACATCGAGGAGGAAGCGACGCCTCATGAGATCTACGGTCGCGCGGATCCTGACACTGCCGGCTACGGTTGCCCGCATTGTGGCGAGATCTGGGACGACTACCAGCGCAAAGAGAATATCCGCAACACGGTGTTCAATGCGGTAGAAGCCGGCGACCCATACTGCGGTTGGGTTCCGACCAAACCCTTCGCCGGGCGCGCCGGGTTCATTGAGCTGAATGAGCTGTATGCCTGTTTGCCCGGTACCAGCTTGGCCGACATCGTGCGCGAGAAGCTCAACGCCGAACATCAGGCGTCCATGGGTAACCTGTCGCTGCTGATCAAGTTCGTCAACCAGAAACAAGGCCGTGCCTACGAGTACAAATCCGATCTGCCCGAAGCTGACAAGCTGGCTGAACGCGCAGAGGACTACCCAGAGTTGTACGTACCCATGGGCGGGATCGTTATCACCGCTGGCGTCGATGTGCAGCACGACCGCTTGGCGGTGGTGATGCGTGCCTGGGGGCGAGGTGAGGAATCTTGGTTGCTTTACTGGGGTGAGATCTACGGTGAGGTGGTGTTGCCTGACCAGGGCGTCTGGTTGGATCTGGAAAAGCTGCTGTTTGCGGCAATTCCACACGCCTGCGGCGCCAAGTTGAAGGTGTTGGCTACGTCACTCGACACCTCCGACGGCACGATCACCCAGGACGCGGCTTATGCGTTCTGCCGCAAACACCAACGTAACGGCGTGATGGCGATCAAGGGCGCGAGCGAACGCGGCAACACCCGCGACGACGAGCGCAGGGAAATCTTCAGCGCGCCTCGGCAGGGCGTCGATACCGACAAAGAGCAAAAGGCCTCGAAGTACGGCCTGCGCCCTTACATCGTCGGCACGTCTCGGGCCAAGGATCTGTGGATCGAGGGTCGGCTGCCGTTGACCGGTGATGGTCCTGGCCGCATGCACTTTTACAAGACGGTGCGTCCGGATTACTTCCGGCAGATCACCGCCGAAGTGAAGGCGCCCAGTCGTCGGCATCACTACCGCAAGGTGTGGCAGAAAAAGGCTGGTGAGCCGAACGAAGGCACGGACTGTGAAACGTATGCCTTGCACGCGGCCCGCTCTCTGAAAACGCACCTACTGCAGGAGCAGGATTGGGCGGCACTCGATGCGCAGATCCGACAGGGTGGGTTGTTCGATCAGCCCGATCCGGTTAAGCCAGAGACGGAGCCCGATATCGAAGGGGCGCCCCCTGAACCATCACCACCAGTTGAACCACCCGATCTCCCGCCTGCTGGCGGGAGAGTTGTTTCTGGGCGCCGCAGTGCAATGCGCGTGCTCTCCCAACGTAGGAATTAATCATGGCTATCACCCTGGAACAAGCACAGGGCCAGCTCCAAGCCTGGCTCGATGCGAGCATGAAGGTCAGCCAGAAGCAAAGCTACCGGATCGGCACCCGACAGCTGGAGTACGCTGACCTTGCCGAGATCACCAAAACGATCGACTACTGGCAGAAGCAAGTTGATGGCCTGGAAAGCGGCCGGCCACGGGGGATTGTCCTGCGTGGGATCACGCCGCGATGAGCCGCGCACCGAAAGCCCCAGAACCCACACTGCTCGACAAGGCCATCACCTGGTTGAGCCCTGAACGCGGCGCCAAGCGCATGCATGCCCGCCTCACAATGACCGCGCTGGGCGGTTACAGCGGCGCATCGAAGGCCAAGCGTTCGTTAAGCGCGTGGAACCCGGCCGCCGGCAGTGCAGCGGCTGACTTGTTGCCCGACTTACCCACGCTGCGCGAGCGTTGCCGTGACCTTGAGCGCAACAACCCCATCGGCGGCGGTGCGATCAACACGGTGACGACTAAAACGGTCGGTACCGGCTTGGCGCTCAAGTCCGTGGTGAATCGCCAGATCCTTGGCTGGGATGAAGATCAGGCCAGGGATTGGCAGCGCAAGACTGAATCTCTCTTCAAGTCCTGGGCGGAAACCACCTGCTGCGACATCACCCGCGAGCAAAACTTCTATGGCTTGCAGGATCTGACGTGGCGTTCGGTACTGAGCAGCGGTGATGTGTTTCCGCTGTTGACCCACAAGGAGCGTCCTGGTCATCACTACTCGGCGTGTATCCAGCTCATTGAAGCCGACCGGATCTGCAACCCGTCGGGCAAAGCTGATACGGAAACGCTCACCGCCGGTATCGAACGTGATGCCGACGGCGCTCCGATCAAGGCTCACATCCTGCGCAGCCACCCTGGTGCGCTGGGCGTTAAAGAACGGGTATGGGATGAGCGTCCGTTCTTCAACGAGCGCGGCGGTCGGGTGCTGTTGCACGTGTACCGCCGCCGGCGAGTGGGCCAGCCACGCGGTGTACCGTACCTGGCGCCGGTGATCGAAAAGCTCAAGCAATTGGACCGCTACACCGATGCCGAGTTGGAAGCTGCGGTGGTGTCGGCGTTCTTCGCTGTATTCATCAAGCCGGGGACAGGCGGGAGCCTAAGCCCACTGGCATCTGCTGCTACCGGCAACACGCCAGTCGGCGGCGACCGGCCAGCAGGACGGGAGCAGGGTGGCTGGGACGGTTCGCTCAGCGGCGGCATTGTCGCCGAGCTGGACGACGGCGCGTCAATTGATACTGCGGCTCCAGGTCGGCCGAACATGGCGTTTGACCCGTTCGTGTTGGCGATGCTGCGCCAGATCGGCATGGCCCTGGAATTGCCCTATGAGGTGCTGATCAAGCACTTCACGGCCAGCTACACCGCCGCGCGTGCGGCAGTCATGGAGGCGTGGCAATTCGTTCGCGGTTGCCGCGACTTCCTGGGCTCACACTTCTGCCAGCCGGTGTACGAGCATTGGCTTGAAGAGGCCATTGCGCAGGGTGATATCGAGGCCCCCGGGTTTTTCGATCACCCGCTACTGCGCTATGCCTACTGCGGTTCGCTGTGGGTGGGCGATGGTCCTGGCACCGTAGATCCGCTGAAGGATATCAACGCCGCTGAAAAGCGGATCGATATCGGCGTCAGCACGTTGGCGAAGGAATCCATGCTCTACGACGGCAGTGACTGGGAGGAAAACCACGAACAGCGCGCCCTGGAAGTGAAGCGTCGGCGCGATGACGGGCTTTCAGCTTCGCCGACGGCCCGCCCGGACAATGAGCCGCCGGCCAATCCCGACCTACCTGAACGGACCTAACTATGAGCGACAACCCAACCGATGCACCCGTGCACCGGGTGACGGCGTTCGACCTGGTCTCACGCGAGCCCTGGGCCATCACTCCGGACATGCTCCAGACCATCACCGCCATTGCCCGTCGGGAACATGAAGGGCCCGAGGCCTTGGAAGCCAGGCAAGGCAAGCCCCTGCAGAACAGCCGTGCAGTGACTCAACGTGGCAACGTTGCTTTGCTGCCCGTCACCGGCCCGGTGTTCCGCTACGCCAACTTGTTCACGGCGCTGTCCGGGGCAACCTCACTGGATGTTCTGGCGAAAGAGTTCACCGCCGCCGTCGATGATCCGCGAACAGACACCATCATCCTAGTGATGGATACACCGGGCGGCATTGCCAGTGGTATCGCTGAGTTCGCTCAGATGATCCGTGCTTCTCCCAAGCAGGTGGTGGCCTACGTATCCGGCAACGCAGCCAGTGCAGGCTATTGGATGGCGGCAGCGGCACATGAAATTGTTATGAGCCGCACCGGCGCCGTTGGGTCCATTGGCACGGTGTTGACGGTGCGTAAAAGTGAAGACGACGGCAGTTTCGAGATCGTCAGCAGCCAGAGCCCGAAAAAGCGGCCTGACTTCGGTACCGAATCTGGCCGCGCTGTTGCACAAGCGCACGTTGACCGACTGACCGACATCTTTGTCGAGGACGTTGCCAACTATCGCGGCCTCAGTGTTGAAACCGTCCTGGCGGACTTCGGCCAGGGCGACATGCGGATTGGCTCGGATGCCGTGGCATTGGGCATGGCCGACCGTGAATCCACCCTTGAAAACCTTATCGCCGAATTCAACGGCAGTCCCTCTGGAGATCGATCCATGTCCGCACCAAACAGCAGCACCGTACCAGCTCCAACCACCGACAAGCCGGCCATCACCCGTGAATATCTGGCCGCGAATCACGCGGAATTGCTTGCCAGCCTGGAGCATGACGCACATGCAGCTGGCGCTAGCGCCGAGTGCGATCGCATCAAGGCAGTCGAGGCGGCCGCGTTGCCCGGGCATGAAGAGCTGATCGCCAGTCTCAAGTTTGATGGCAAAACCAGCGGCGCTGAAGCGGCTGCACAGGTGATTGGCGCCGAAAAGTCCAAGCGCGCCAATGCTCTTGCCGACATCCGCAGCCAGGCCCCTGCGCCGGTACCCAACGCACTCACTCCACCGGTTGCGCCAGTTGCCGCCGAAGAGGATTCGGAGGCGCCCCTGGAAGAGCGCGCCAAAGCGACCTGGGACGGTGACAAGGATCTGCGCGCCGAGTTTGGCACTTTCGAGGCCTATCACGGTTATCGCAAGGCCACCGACCGTGGTTTGGTCAAGGTTCTGAAAAAGTAAGCCCCTGGTCCGTCCCTTAAACCCTGGCTCTGGAGAATCCCATGCCTCTTACACTCGATACCCCCCGCGCTTACGAGATCGGCACCATCAACGACTTGTCGGTTGCCGCCGGTGTGCAGATCTTCGAAGGCTCGGCCGTTGGCATCATCGCTGCTAGTGGCCTTGCTCGCCCTTTGGCGGCGGGTGACCTGTTTGTCGGTTTCGCTGATCGCGGCGTCGACAACCGCACCGGCGCCGCTGCGGCCGCGCGCGTCCGTCTTCGCGAAGAAGGCAAGATTGAACTGCCTGTGGCTGCCCTGGCACTTGCCGATATCGGCAAGCAGGTCTACGCCAGCGACAGCGGCGCGTTCCTGCTGACCGCCGCCGGGAATAGCCTGGTTGGCCATGTTCACCGTTTTGTCCGCTCCGGCGTCGGCATCGTCAAGTTCGCCGCCCAACCAGTACCCGTCGCGCCTTAACGCAACACCCGACCCCCTTTTTTGACCGTATCCTTCTTCAGGAGAATCACCCATGGGTGCTGAAGTACTTTCCAGCCGTGCCGTCATCGGCATGTTTTACGAAATGCTCGAACAGAATGTGGGGTCGAACTGGATCGACGCCGTGTCCAACCTGTTCGATTCTGACCAGGCCAAAGAAACCTACCCGTGGATTGGCATGGTGCCGACGCTGCGTGAGTGGATCGGTGGCCGTCATGCCAAGGGCTTCATCGGCGCTGAACTCGAAATCGAAAACCTGCACTTCGAAGCAACCATCGAGGTTCTGGTCAAGGAACTGCGCCGCGACAAGACCGGGCAGCTGCGGATCCGCCTCGGTGAATTGGCTGACCGCACAAATGCCCACTGGGCCAGACTGCTCTCGGTACTGTTGCTCAATGGCGAAACCCAGGTCTGCTACGACGGCCAGTACTTCTTCGACACCGACCACGAAGAAGGCCAGAGCGGGGTGCAGTCGAACAAAATCACCACCAAGCTTTCTGATTTGCCCGGGACTGACCACGGCACGCCTACCCGACCGACCGTTGAAGCCTTCCAGCAAGCGGTTGCTCTGTCTGTGACCCAGTTGACCAGTCTCAAGGATGATCAGGGCGAGCCCATTAATGAACTGGCCCGCGAATTCCTGGTGATGGTCCCGTTCAACCTTTTGAGCGTTGCTCAGTCAGCGTTGAGCGTTCCGCGCGGCACCAACATCAACGAGATTGTCATGCCCGATAACGTCGTGGTTCGGGTGGTGGGCAACGTGCGACTCAATGCCTGGCAGGACAAGTTCGTGACTCTGCGCACCGATGGCCGTTTGAAAGCCTTCATCCGTCAGCAGGAAACCGACGTTGCCATGAAGGCGAAGGCGGAAGGCTCGGAGTACGAGTTTGACAACGACGCCCACCAGTACGGTGTCGACACCTGGCGCAACGTCGGTTTTGGTCGCTGGCAGTACGCCGTCCTTAACCAGCTGGTGGCATAAGCCGGTCGGCCTGCCCCTCACCGAGGACACTGATATGCCGAAATACCGCGTTAAAGAGACCATCACCCTTTACGGCGGGGAGTTGATCCTGACAGCCGCCCAGGCCAGCGCACGACAGCACTGCCTGGAGCCGGACGAAAAGAAAAAGGGCCGCTACACCATTCTGGAGCCTGTCCAGTTCAAAGTCGGGGAGGTGATCGTTATCCCTGGTGAGCCGGACAAGGCGCTAGAGCAGCGGCTTGTGAAAGTGGACAAGGCAGGAGGGGCCAGCGATGCCGAATAAAACCTATACCGTTCTGTCAGGCTCGTTCCGCCGGCCAGACAACAGCCTGGTGGGCCAAGGTGGCGTAGTCGAGCTGCCGGACGATGTGGCAGATCGCTTTCGTCACCAGTTGGAAGTCGTAGTGCCCGGCCCATCGCTTGCACCGGCTGGTGATGGTGGGCGCAAGTCGAAGGTGAGTCCCGATGCTTGACGAAGACCTCAGGGGCTTCCTTGAGGACTTCGACGTCGGCGGGGTGGTTGATGGTGAGCCGTTTCTGGCGGCACGCGACATGCCTGATGAGATCCATGGCATGGGTGGCACCAACAGCCAGTCCACCGGCTACGAGATCCTTGTCATTACCTCGGACGCGGAACGCCTCGGTATCAAAAATTCCAAGCTGATCACCGTAGGTGGCGTGTCCTACCGGGTGCGTGACTGCCGGATGATCGATGACGGCGCCTTCAGCTTGGCCTCACTCACCAAGGTTTAACCCATGCCTTCGATCCAAGAACGCATCGTCGCAAAGGCGCAGGCGCTGATCCTGGCTGCCGATACGCCGGTGGCTGATCGCGTGTTTCGCAGCCGTACCGAGGCGATTACACGCGACATGACCCCGGCGCTCGTTCTGCGACCCAGCCTCGAAACTACTGAGCGGGAAAGCTTTTCCGTGGACCGCAACCAGTTCGAACTGACGGTCGAAATCATCGCTCGGGAAGACACTGTGACAGGGGCAGCCTGGGATCAGGTGGCTGACCTTGTGAAAGTTGCCGTACACGCGGTGCTGACCACCGAGGGTGCCTTTCCTGAAGCGGACCGGGTACAGCGGTTTTACATCGACTGGATCGAGGACGAAGGCGACAACACCGCCGGCAACTGCCTGGTCCGCTACCGCTTCACCTACCTGTGCAACACCGGCGACTTGACCACCGGCCCCACCTTTTACTGAGGAATAAATTATGCAAATTGCATTCGGCAGTGGGTTGTTTTACGCCACCCCGCTGATGGACGCCTATGGCAACGCCCTGGCGTCACCCACCCCCATCCTGCTGGGCATCATGCAGGAAGCATCGGTTGATCTGTCCTACGACTCTAAGGAGTTGTTCGGTAGCGAGCAGTTCGCCGTCGATGCCGCGCGTGGCCAGGGCAAGTTGTCCGGCAAGGCCAAAGCCGCCCAGATCAGCCTGTCGCAAATGAATGCCCTGGTGTTCGGGCAAACCCTCCAGCCCGGCCAGGTTCTGGTGCACCACGCAACCACGCCCCAGGATATTCCTGCCGGCGGCAAGATCATCGTCACCCCACCAGGTGCTGGCCTCTTGGCCGGTGACTTGGGTGTTCGCGGTGGCGGTGCAGCCCCGTTCGCCCGTGTACTGGCAGCGCCGGACAAGGGGGAATACACCTACGACTCAGGTACCGGTGAATACGCGTTCGCCGCTGCGGACGTCGGTGTGCCGGTGTTTATTGACTATCGCTACTCGGTCGCCACCGGCAAGAGCCTTTCGGTGCGCAACTTGCCGATGGGCGATATGCCGGTGTTCCAGGGCGAGCTGTACTTGAAATACAAAGGCAAGTCGATCTACGTCCGCGTGCCCAACTTCGTCAGCAATAAATTGAGTCTTTCGACCAAGCAGGACGACTACACCATCCCTGACTTCGAATTCACCGGCTATGCCGATGAATTTGGCGAAGTCGCTTACTGGAGTTCCAGCGAATGACCGTCGTTAATATCCCAGGTGTTGGCTTCCCGTTCCCGGGTAAGACATTGGTTATTCCGCCGCTGACGCTGGGCGACCTGGAGCAACTGCTGGATCGGATCAACCGGGTTATGGCCGGCAATATGGACAAGGACAGCATCGCCACGGTGATCGACGCCACCCATGCGGCGCTTCGTCGAAACTACCCTGATATGGAGCGCACTGAGGTCGCCAACCTGCTGGACCTGAGCAACATGCGCGAAGCCCTCAACGCCGTTATGGGGGCGTCTGGGCTTGAGGTGACGGAACCGGCGCCGGGGGAAGGCCAGGCCCCTTCGACTGGGGCCAGCTCTACGCTCACCTGATTGCCAGTACGGGCCAAAGCCCGGTCACCCTGCGGCGTGACTGGGACATGGTGATGGTGGGCCATATGACGGACTATTGGCGGCACCACCCGCCCGTGCATGTGCTGGTGGCCGGGTATATGGGCTATAAACCGGCAGAAGACGTCACGGATGCGCCTGATCTGGCGAGCAACCTGGCGGCAATGGCTGCGGATATGCGCGGTGAACTACCTGAGCATTTGCGTGGGGCGTTGGATGCGTTTGTGGCGCCCAGTTAGTACTGGACACCATAGAGCCACCACGTTAGCCTCCGGCACATTACAGGGAGGCTATTTGATGCGGTATTTGGTTGTTTTAATGGCTGGTATGAGTATTTATCACGCCCAGGCGGACAATGGTAGTGAATACCAACAAACAGCCAAAGCAAAGGAATTGGTGCAAAAACGACTCAAGAACCCAGATTCTGCGAAGTTTAAAGAACTGCATCTTGATACTTTTCCAAGCGGTGGGATTATCGTTTGCGGAGAGGTTGATTCAAAAAATGGAAATGGTCGTTATACCGGGTTCCGAAGGTTTTACAGTACTGGAGTGACGGCGCGATTTAAGGAGGATGAGCCCAAAATTTTCGACGACGTTTATACGATGATTTGTTCAAAGTAAGACTTAATCTTTGAAAGAAACTCCGCCTAGGCGGAGTTTTTTATTGCCTGCGATATGAGGATCTGGCATGGATAGAAATATTGCATACCAGTTCACGGCTGGTACTCAAGGCTTTGACCGTGCAATCGAAAGTATTGAGCGAAACATGCGTGACGCTCGAACAACGTTCAGTCGTGAACTCAGAGCAATTAATACGGAGATGGTGGGTAGCCAGGCACAACTGAGCCGTTTTGGTCCGGCGGTAAATGATGCTCTCGGTGGTGTTAGCGCCATAATGCGCACTGGGCTTTCCAGCGTGGCCGCTGGGTTGATCGGCGTGTTTGCGCTGGGTGCATTCAAGGTCAAACAGCTAATTGCAGACAGCAAGGACGCGGCGATTCAGCAACAAGCAGCTTATCGTGGCTTGGAAGCCGTAGCCAATCATGCGGGCGTGGGTATTGGCCGCGCTATGGATGAGGCGAATAAGCTCGCAGCTGACGGTTTACTCAGCGTCGGTGATGCAGCCAAGGCGCTTCAAAATCTGTTGAGTCGTGGATACAGCGTTGACCAGGCGGTGGGTGTCATCACTCGTTTGAAGGATGCTGCGGCTTTCAATCGCCAAGCGAATCTCAGCATGTCAGAGGCAGTGGTGACAGCTACCGAAGGTTTGAAGAATGAAAACTCGGTGTTGGTCGATAACGCTGGCGTGACGAAAAACGTTGCAAAAATGTGGGACGAATATGCCAAGAGTATTGGCATTACCCGTGACAAATTGACTGACTCGCAGAAGATCACCGCTGAATACAACGGTGTGATGAAAGAGACAACAGCACAGGTGGGTAACGCGGCGAAAGCGGCGGAAGGGCTAACAGGTAGTCAGGCCGAACTCGACTCTAAAAGCAATGAGCTTCAGGTAACTATTGGAACCATTCTTGAGCCTGTCTTCGTTAGTTTGAATAAAAAACTTTCTGAAACCGCAGGTTGGTTCAATAGCTTACTGAAAGGCATGACAGGCGTAGGCGCTACCGTGGATGAGGTGGCAGCAAATGTCGCCCGGTACGAAGCCATCCTCAGGGACTTCAAGCCCGGCCCGCGGGGCAACGGCAGCAAGGCACCGCTCGAAGCTGCATTGGTGGAAGAGCGTCTGCTGTTGGAGAACATGCAACTTGTTTCAAACAAGGTAGACGAGGTGGACGCAGGTATGCGTTCCCGTGTTGCACGCATTGAAGAACAGCGCCGGAAGGTGGCTGAGATGGCGGCAACGGGCGACACCGCGATGACTAAGGCTCCACAGCAGGGCCGGACGGCACCAACAGCTTACGGTATCGAAGTCGCCCGGCTGACGAAGCTTGAAGCCGGTTATGCCGCCGCAATTGAGCATCGAAAAAAAGTCGAGGAGGCGACAACGCCACCGAAGAAAACTGATACCCCTGCAACAGCACCCGGCAAAGCTACCTCGCGAGTAAGCGAATGGTCCGAAGCGCTGGATGCGCAAAAGGTCGCTCACGCCCAGCAGCAGGCAGAGCAGGGCACGTTTCTCCAGTTCTCCCAGCAGCAGGAAGCGGATTACTGGCAAGGGATCCTCAAGCGCGCCGACCTGACGGCCAAGGAACGCTTGGGCGCGCAACGCAATTACCTGACGGCTCTGGGTTCACTACGACGCCAGGACGAAGGCAAGGCATTTGCTGATCTCCAGGCCCAGGCGCAGCAGTACCGCAACAACATGGATGCGCGTTTAAACATCGCTCAGCAGGCGTTGGAGCGCAGCCGGCAGCTTTATGGCCAGGACAGTCAGGAGTACCGCAGAGCGGCGTCTGAGGTTGTCGCCATCGAGCGGGAGAAACAGCAGCAAATCACCAACATGAAACAGCAGGAATATGCCGCTGATAAGCAAGCTCGGCTGACCGACGTTGCTCATGCCGAGCAAATGGCCCAGTTGGACCTGCAGGCCAATCTGATCACCCAGGCGCAATTGCTGCAATCCCAAGCCGAGTTTGAAAAACAACGGTATGCCATCGAGGCTGAAGCGCTGGCTCAACGCAAGGCTCTGTTGGATCAGGATCCTGACCGTAATCCGGTTGCGCTGCAGCAGGTCCAGCAGCAGATTCTCGCCCTGGAGCAGACCCACCGAAACAGCATGGCCGTGATCGGCCGGCAGCAAACCATGGAATCTCAGAGCAACTGGACCGGCATGATGGGGAGTTTGCAGTCCAGTTGGTCGAGCGGGATGAACGGCATCCTCACTGGCACGATGGGCACCCAGGGGTTGCTCAAAGGGATTTTCGGCAGCATCGGTACGGCGTTCGTCGAAAACATGGTCACCAAGCCATTGATGGCCTGGATCTTCGGCGAGACGGCAAAAACAGGCGCGACGGTGACCGGCGTCGGGTTGCGAACTGCCGCCGAGGTTGGAGGCGCCGCGATGTCTGTAGCGGTCTGGGGCGCGGCCACCATCAGCAACATCATTTCCAGCGCCTACCAGGCCATCGCGGGCGCGTTTGCAGCGATGTCGGCAATCCCGATCATCGGCCCGGCTTTGGGCGTTGCAGCGGGTGTTGCTGCCGGTGCGTTCGTGTTCGGCCTGATCAAGAACGTGGCGTCCGCGGAGGGCGGCTACGACATCCCGGCCGGGGTGAACCCAATGACCCAGCTCCACGAACAGGAAATGGTTCTGCCCAAGCAGTACGCCAATGTAATTCGCCAGGCAGCGAATGGCGAAGGTCAGTTGGGTGGCGGCGGCGGTGGTTACCACTATCACGACAGCAGCGGCCGGCTCACGCCGGCGGATATTCGGCGCAACGCCCGGGTGTTTGCTCTCGAAATGCAAAAGCTGCAGCGCAACGGTGCCCTCAAGGCATAAGGAGTTTTCATGCTGCTCGGGCCATTTTTTCCAGCGCGATGGATTGCCGGTTTGCCGGATCGCGGTGTTATGGCGGACGACGTGTTGCCCTACATGCCAGGGCAGACGTACCTCGCCAAGAAGTCTCCAGCGTGGAGCACGGGAGTGCAGACGTCGGCCAGCGGTCGACGTCGTACCACAGCGTATTATCCGGCGCCGTTTTGGACGTTTCAGATCAACTACAACGCAGTGCGCAAACGTCCTGGGCTGGATGAATGGTCGCGCTTGGTGGCGTTCTTTAACCAACGCAAGGGCCAGTTCGGGGACTTTCTGTATTTCGACAGGACCGACCACCAAGTCACCAAGCACCGCTTTGGCTTTGGCGACGGGGTTACTAGAACGTTTCAACTCTCGCGGGCTATTGAGGGATGGGTCGAGCCTGTTTACGGAGTAGTCAACATTGACCTGATGACCATCGCCGGAGCGCCTGTGACGGCCTACAGCGTCAGTTCTCTCGGCCAGGTTACCTTCCCCCAGGCACCCGGGCTCGGCCAGGCCTTGGAGTGGACAGGCGCCTTCTTTTTCCGCTGTGCATACGACTCAGATTCGCTAGACGGCGCCCAGCCGTTCGGGCGGATCTGGGAGATGAAAAACGTCTCTTTCACGAGCATCAAACCATGATCGATGTGAGTCCCGAGTTGAGACAGTTTCTGGCCACGGCCCGAAGCTTTGTGATGGCCGATCTTTACACCATCACCCTGGCAAGTGGTCAGGTGCTGCGTTACACCGACGCCGGTGTGCAATTGTTCGCCGATGGCGCGAATTATTCCGCGTCTGGGCCGCTGCTCAAGCGTACCGGCATCCGCACGGTTCGAGGGGTGGAGGTGGACACCTTGAGCGTCACCCTCTACGCCGGCGTAGAGGACACCTTACTGGGGGAGCCGATTTTGGCCTTTATCGCCGGTGGTGGTTTCGATGGCGCGTCGTTGAGCCTGGCCCGGGCGTTTATGCCCGACTGGACAGCGCCAGTGGTTGGTACGGTGTTGCGCTTCATTGGCCGGGTTGCCGAGGTTGACCCTGCTGATCGCGAGCAGGCAACGTTCTCGGTCAAGTCCCCGATGGAGCTGCTGGACACCAAGGTACCGAAGGGGGTCTATCAACCGGGGTGTCTACGAACTGTTTACAGCGCTGATTGTGGCGTGAACCGCTCATTGTTCGAAACCGTAGGCCTGGTGCTGAACGGTACAAGTGGCCTTCGTATTCGCACCAATATCGGCGCCGAAAACGGTTGGTTTGACCAGGGCGTGATCCGGTTCGTTAATGGCGGCAACGCGGGTGTTTCGCGAACTGTCCGCCGCCAGACGGCTGACGGTACCGTCACACTAATTCTCGGTCTGCCGGCAGAGCCGCAGCCGGGCGATCAGTTCCTGATTTATCCCGGCTGTCCTCGCACGCTGGACGCCTGCACCAACAAGTTCGGCAACCGTAGGCGTTATCGCGGAATGCCCTTTATCCCTGTGGCGGAGACCTCCGTATGACCGAGCTGGAGCTGCAGCAGCGCGAAGCCGTGGTCGCCGAGGCAAGGCGCTGGCTCAGGACGCCTTATCAGCACCGTCAGCACCTGCTGGGCGTGGGCGTGGACTGCGCCTGGCTGTTGATCGAGGTGTATCACTCGCTCGGCCTCTTACCTTGGATTGATCCTGGGTCTTACGCACAGGACTGGCACCTGCACCGCAGCAAAGAGTTGTATCTGGCCTGGCTGGAAGAATACGGGCGGCAAGTCGTAACCCCGCAACCCGGCGATGTCGCCATCTGGAAGTTCGGCCGCACCTACAGTCATGGGGCAGTCGTCATTGACGAACACCGAGTCATTCACGCCTTTTTAGATATCGGTGTGGAAGTGGCTGATATGCGCGAAGAGCGCTTGGCAAGCAGACCGGTGCGTTATTACACACTCAATAGTTTTGGAGGCAGTGATGGGGGGAGGGGGCGGTAGTTCAATTTCCAATAGTGCAACGCGCATCAACGCGCTGCAGATCCAGAGCAGTGCCAGTGGCAAGCCCATCGCCTGGATTGCCGGGCGTAACCGGATCAGTCCCAACCTGATCTATTACACAGACTTCGATGCGGTTGCCAAAACCACCAAGACCAAGACTGGTGGCAAGGGCGGCGGCGGTGCCACACAGAAAGACACCACCTATACCTACTACGCCGCAATCATCCTGGGTATCGGGCGGGGCCAGCTCAGATCGGTAAGGCGGATCTTTCGTGACAAGGAAGTCTTCGCCGATAAGGTTGTCGATGGTGTCACGCAGTCGGCTCTGGCTCAGATAGGTTTGAGCTTCATGCCGGGCACAGCAGACCAGCCGGTCTGGGGTTACCTGGAGACTAATCACCCGACCGAGGCGATCGCCTATTCGGATACATCGTATGTGTATGCGGCGCGCTACTTGCTCAATGACAACGCCGGCGTGCAGAACCATACCTTTGAGGTTGACGGTCCTTATCAGGTGCCTGGATTGCCCGATGCTAACCCCGGGCTCTTTCTGCCGGGGCTGTTGCTGGACCCGCTGGATGGCATAGGTTTTGATCCTCGTTGGATTGATGACCTGAGCAGCTATCGCGATTACTGCCTGGCCGAGAACTTGTTGCTCAGTCCCGTGCTGGATGAGCAGGCCCCGTGTAGCGAAGCCATCACGCGCTGGTTGCAGCTGACCAACAGCGAGGTGATCTGGTCTGCTGGAAAAATGAAGGTGATTCCCTTCGGTGATCAGGTGGTCACTGGCAATGGAGTGACCTGGTACCCGAATGTCACTCCGGTGGCACACCTCACGGATGATGACTTCTTGACGGAGGAGGGTGAGCCGCCGATTCAGTTGAAGATCAAGAGCCAGGCCGACAGCTACAACGAAGTGTCGCTGGAGATCCTCGACCGCGATCACGAGTACAACACCGATGTAGTACGCGCACCGGATCAAGCTGCTATTGAGCAGTTTGGCTCTAAGCCGATGGACACCATCAAGGCTTACGAGATCTGCAACACGGCCATTGCGTCGCACTCGGCGCAACTGCTGGTGCAACGCAAATTGTATATCCGCAATGAATACCAGTTTTCCCTCGGCTGGCAGCACGTGCTGCTCGAACCGATGGACTTGGTTACAATCACGGAGCCGGCGTTGAAGCTTGATCGCCGCCTGGTCCGGTTGATTTCAGTTGAGGAAGATGAAGACGGCAAGTTGGCTGTTGTGGCTGAGGATGCCTTGCTGGGGACGGGCAGCGCACCGAATTATCCTGTGCAAAGCAAGACGGGTTATCAGGGCAATCAGAACGCGGCGCCAGGGCCGGTGTTGCCACCGATTATCTTCAACCCACCAGAAAGCCTGCTGCTTCCAGGGGAAACCCAGGTATGGGGCGCGGTCGCCGGCGCTGGTGAGGCTTGGGGGGGCTGTGAAGTTTGGATCAGCGCCGACGGTGACAGTTATAGGATGGTCCAGAGTATCTACGGCCGCTCACGCATCGGTCGCCTGACCGCGCCGCTACCTCCCGGCAGTGACCCTGACACCACCAATAACTTGGCAGTGCAGCTCTCGGTCGCCGACCAGTTGACCGCCGCCACGACCGCTGAAGCTGATAGCGGGGCGACATTGTGTTGGATAGATGGCGAGCTTGTTAGTTATCGCGATGCAATCCTGACAGGTCCAGGCGCCTACAACTTGCAGTACTTGCGCCGGGGCCGTCTGGGTTCATCCGTGGCAAACCATCCTGCAGATGCCTCGTTCGTGCGTCTGGATGATGCGATTTGGAAATACAGCTACACGGCGGATCAGATCGGCCACACCGTCTGGGTCAAGTTCCGGTCGTTCAATGTGTTTGGCCGTTCACTTGAGGATCTGGCCGATGTGACGCCCTACAGCGTCACATTGTCGCCGGTTCGGGTCGTCCCTGGTGCAGCGCAAGGCTTGGCGTTGGTAGGAGCGTTTGAGGCGCCTTACTTCACCGTCGGTTGGACCGCTGGGGCACATGCTGCTGATCGACTGATCAGGATCCGCAATGCCAGCACCAATGCTTTGTTGCGTGAGGTGACCACCACCAGCACCACGTTCACCTACCAGTTGGCAGACGCCTTGGTTGATGGTCCTTTGGTCCGTAGCTACCGGGTTGAGGTCATTGAGCGAAATTCTGCGGGGAGCGCACCAGTCGCCGCCCTAGTCGTGGTCAACACCGCGCCGCCCGCTGTGTCAGGTACCGCTGCGACAGTTAGTGGCACGACCGCCAACGTTAACTGCAGCACAAGTGTTGCGCCTGACGTAGCAGGTTACATGTTCGTGTACGCCACTTCGGCTGGGTTTGATCCAACTATCACCGGCACCATCGGCTATCAAGGCGCTTCAGTCGCCGGCCAGATCACAGGCCTAGCTCCAGGCACAACGTACTACCTGCGCGCTGCCGCGTTTGATACGTGGAGCAGTGTCCGCTCGCAACTCAATTTCGCCCCGGCGATCACCTTTAAAACCTGACAGAGATTCGATATGCAGCCTATTCAATTCTTTGCCGCACGGGCCGAAGACGGTGCTCTATTGCCTGGAGCAAGCGTGGACGTGTTCGTCCACGGTACGCAGCAGCGTGCTGTCTTGTTCTCAGATACTGCCGGTAATGTGCCGCTCGGCAACCCGTTTCTCGCTGACGCCAATGGCCGGGTGTTTTTCTACTCTACGACTGATCGCATCGATATTCAGATCAGCCGCTATGGCTATGTCGCGCCCCGGCTCATGGATATCTCGACTCTGGACGTGGCCACTGCAGTGGAGCAGGTGCGAGGGGAAATTGATCAGTTGTTGGTCACCATGCGTGGGGAGTTCGACCAGCTTTTGGAACGATCAGTTTACGAAAGTGAGTTCGTCCAATATGCAGCTGGGGCGCAGGTGCTGCGCATCACTCAGCTGCTGCAACGATCTGGTGAGCTTTACCGGGTACGTGATCAGGCAAGCCTGCCGTTGACCATGAGTGGAAACTGGACGGTAGACAGTCCGAAGTTGGTCTCGGTAGCGGACGGAGCCCTCAGGCAGCAGCTGGCCAATCCGTCACTGATTATGGGCGGCACCATGGTGGCCCGTGCTATACGTCATGTGAACAGTCTGGCGGAGTTGAAGTCGATTAGTGGCCGCTATGAAAACGATACGGTCAGCCTCGTGAACGTGCCAGGACTCGTCGGCGATTTCCTGTGGAACCCGTCGAGCGTTGCTGCGGCTGACGACGTATTTATTGTGAAAGCAACACCCGCGAGCACAGGCCGCTGGATCCGCGATTTTGCGCAACTGATGCGATCCGATGCAAAAGTTACGACCGCAATAGGTACTGCCCCGCTGGTCGAGTCAATCCGGATGCGGGCAATGTTCAAAGCCGAGAAGATCCGGCGCGCAGCGGGTTGTCAGCCATGGGTGACGTTGGGACCAGCGGACCCAACTAAGGTGGGTGTCACTACAGACGCCCGCGTTGCCTCACCTGTTATTTCTATTACCTCTGCGGCCAGCGCTGCTGCTCTGGCGGCAAGTGGCACAGGCACGCAGGCCGATCCATACGTCATAAAAAATAGGAACCTGACCTTCAGTAGCGGTACACCTGCCTTCGTTTTCAATGACCCAGCGGCAACCTATTACGTCCGTTTTTACAACATGCGTGCTACGGGGACATCCAACGGCAGCGCGGCGATTAACTTTGCTGCTTTTGGTACGCCCGTAGTGTTTGAGCGGTGTGGTATTGCAGGTGGCTCTGGAACCGCTGATGAAATTGCACTGCAAATCAGCAGCGGGACGTTGGAGTTCTATGGTGTCGAGTTCTCGGGCATTTCCGGCCAGTTATTTGTAGGTGCTGGCCTTACTGCGAAGCGAGTCCGGCTGACGGATTGTCGAGTCATCGGCACAGCGAAAAACTCAGCTACTAACGGGGTTTTCTGGGCAGCCAATGCTGGCGAGTTCGACGTTGATATCTACCGCTGCTCTTTCACTTCCAGTCACTTTCATTGGCACGTAGGTAACGGCTGGACGATTGACTACAACAACGTGCAAGACACAATCATTGGTGGTTGTGCCGTAGCTATCGGCGATCTGAACTACCTCAAACCCGGTGGCAATATCCTGAGTCAGATCCCCAACATGATTCGGCACAGCAATTTCAAAAATGTGCGATTTACTTACACGGCCGGCGTTACACAAACAGCCTGTTACGGCAATGGCGCCGACAATTGCAAGTTTGAAAACTGTTCGTTTGAGGGGAGCGCTGTGGATCGGCGCCTATTTGAGTGGCGCCGCACCAGTGATGTGACGTTGCTGCGTTGCTACTTCCAGAAGCCCTTAGGTAACAACACTGCTGGCAATGAGGTCTGTGAGTTCTGGGAGAGTGCTGGAGTTACGATTCAGGAATGCTGGACGAACGGAGCGCCGGAGGATTGCTACGAAATCGTTACGAGCTATGGTCGAAACCGTTTGATCGATAATGTAGCGGATAATGTCGCGGGGCAATGCGTCGACATCTTCGGCGTCGGCAGTTTCGATGTTGAAGTCGACGGTGTGTACGGCGATTGTGGTGACGCTGCAGTGCTGATCACGGACGTGGATTACGTTCAAGTCTCCAACGTCTTCGTTAAGCAAACCGGCACAACAGCACTCGGATCTGTCGTGCTCGAACGTCGCAACGCCGCACCTGGTGCGTCTCCAAAAGGATGCAGTATCACAGGTCTGCTCTCTCTTCCCGAGATTTGCAGCCAGGGTGCTCCGTTCGCCGTGGACACTCGCTATGCGGCTGTGGCTGGCGGGATCGGATCGAACTTCGCTACCTGGTGGGAAAACGGTGAGCTTAAGACGTATGGCGCTGCAACCCCGGCGCGCCTAACGCTTCGATAGCCACTTCTTTCCCTGTCGGCGGGAAAAGCCGTCGCATGAAAAAAGCTGTATACATATACAGTATTTATGGGGTATGGTTATCTCGCTGTTGAGGTAAACACGGAAGACTACTAGCCCGATTTGATCGGGCCTTTCATATCCAAGGAAAAGAAAATGAACAACACAACCGAAATCCCTACTAGCCAAACCGAATCCCCTGAAGCTCTCAGCTTGGAAGTAGCTGCCGTTGATCCGCTTCCCGCTGATACTGAGATCAGCACGCCTATTGGATCAGCTCCTCTCGCTGAGCTTGTGCGCATGCAGGCAATGTTTAAAGCCGAGTCGATTCGCAGAAACGCTGGCTGCCAGCCTTGGGTAACCCTGGGCCCGACGGACCCGACAAAGGTGGGTGTGACTACTGACCCGCGTACAGCTTCGCCTGTTATTTCAATCACCTCTCAGGCATCCGCTTCAGCTCTGGCGGCTAGCGGTACCGGGACCCAGGCCGACCCGTATGTAATCAAAAATAAATCCATTACCTTTGCGAGCGGGAAGCCAGCCTTTATCTTCAATGATCCGGCGGCGACCTATCATGTACGCTTTTTCAACGTGCAGGCCTCCGGCGTAACGAACGGCTCTGCTGCGATCAACTTTGTCGCGTTTGGCACTCCTATTGTGTTTGAGCGTTGCAAAATTGCAGGTGGCAGCGGGACTGCAGACGAAGTGATGGCCAACATCAGTTCCGGTACGTTGGAAATGATTGGTTCCGAGATTTCCGGTCTTTCCAACTACTGTTTTGTTGGTGCCGGTCAGCTCTCCAAAAAGGTCAAGCTTACTGACTGTATCGTCCGAGGAACTGCAAAAAACACCGCTACAAACGGTGTCTTTTATGCTTACGGCTCAGGCGCTTTCGAAGTCGAAATCTATCGTTGCGCCTTTACTTCGAGCCATTTCCATTGGCACGTAGGTAACGGCTGGACCATCGATTACACGAATGTTCGCGACACTGTTATCAGTGGCTGCAATGTTGGGATTGGTGACCTCAATTACCTGAAGCCTGGTGGCAACATTGGTAGCCAGCTTCCGAATATGATTCGCAATAGTCATTTCAAAAACGTTCGCTTTACCTACACGCCAGGTGTTACTAAAACTGCCGCCTACGGCAATGGTGCGGACAACTGCATTTTTGAGAACTGCTCGTTCGAAGGTAACGTGGCTGATCGGCGACTGTTTGAGTGGCGCCGTACCAGCAACGTCACTGTTTTGCAGTGCTTCTTCCAAAAGGCTGAAGGTTCGAACTCGGCCGGCAACGAAGTATGTGAGTTCTGGGAAACATCTGGACTTCTGGTCAAGGAGTGCTGGACAGATGGGGCGCCTGAGGACTGCTACGAGCTGGTCACGTCCTACGGCAACAACAAGTTCATCGATAACGTTGGAGACAACGTAACCGGGCAACTTGTTGATATTTTCGGCGTGGGTAGCTATGACGTCGAG